CACTTGTCGCCAAACTCCCGAGCAAGAGAATCCGAGTAGGAAACTTCGATAACCTTGAGATCCGGATTCCTTCCGAGAAACCACGCCGGGAACGTCTCGGTAACGCTCATGGACTTGCCGTGACGTGGAGGCATGGTCAATATCAGGCGATCGTTATCGCCTTGTTCTATTGCTTCAAGTTCGGAACAGACGAGTTCAAGATGTTGAGTGCGAACCCATTTCCCGTAATGTGTGTATTGACAAAAAAAAGCAAGCTCAGTTCGTGCCAGAGCCCTCCACGCTTCCGGTAGCTTTTCGGGCGAAAAGATCGGCGAGGAGCTTCCGCGCTTCCGGGTCTTGGGTGAGAGCCGTGATTTCCGGGTCATGTCTCACCTCCACGCTCCCAGACACCGCCACCTTGTCCAGAAAATCCCCCTCCGACCTCCCGAGAAGTTCCGAAGCTTTCAGCCGTTCCCGCATGGACTCGCCCTCGTCGTTCATGACTTTCGTCCAAAACGCCTGACGGTCTACGCGGGAAGCCACGAGGGGATTTATCTTTCTCTGCTCCCTCTCTCGTATAATCTTCGCTATTTCAGGATTTTTAAGCAGTCTATGCCCTGCGGAGTACGCCGTCTTTTTCTGGTATCCCGCTTTGATAGCGGCTTCCGTGGCATCCCCGCAATATGCCGCCGCAAACGCCTGCTGCTTTGCTGTGAGTTGTCGCTTCGCCATGGAATCACCGCCTTTCTGTGGGCATGACAAAATTCCCCGCCCTCAAAACGAGAGCGGGGAAAAGGAGTGGTAGTGGTGCGAGAAAAAAGGAAAGAGTTTGCCGAGGCGGTAGGATGAGGACCGCCCGGGACGATACTACCGTAGCTTAAAATCCTTGGTACTTACAGTATCAATTTTCAACAATCCACTCTTCCGCCCATTTCGCCCGGAGTAGAATGGTGTCCGCGTCCTCCAAGGCCGGAATCATCTTCCTCAGCACCCGGTGACGCAATCGGCTCACCGTCATGCGCGACATTCCCATCAGATCCGCCACGTATTCCCGATGATCCCCCCCATGCCGCAAGTCCTCCCAGAAATAAGACCGTACAAAATCGCGCTCTTCGTCATCCAAATGTTCCATGGCGGCCTCCACACAGGCAATGTTCCGCATGAGGCGTTTATACTCGGGGTGTGATTCTTTCTTCTCCACGATTCGTTGAGCATCGGGAAGAGACGCCCCGCCTCCGATAACCTTTTCCTGGTACATGTCGGAATACGAGGCGCTGAGGATGGAATCCACAAACCTCACCGCCCGGCACCAGCATGGGTAGAGCGTTATCTTCCGCTCTGCCGCTTCCATCTCATCCGGGGAGTGGTCTTCCAAAAGCCGCCGCAAAAAGTCCCTGGCACTTTTCCTCATGTCTTCAAAGCCCCTCCCCTCAAATAATCCAACCCCCTCCTCACACACCGCTTAACCTCGGGGTTATCCGAAATGAAATCTATCTGGCACAACATCTCCTGCATAAATGCCGTCTCCTGTTTTGCGAGCATCGCCACGTTGAACTGTCGATCTCGCTCATGTTCCGCTGAGGCGAGCCGATAGCGGAGAACGGACAGGAGGCGGCCCATTTGAGCCACCTCCCGACGGAGAGCGTTGGTTTCGGCTATTCGCTCGAAGAATCGCATTCGGAGTCCTTAAATGTTTTACGGTCCCGCCACTCCTCCAGCTTCCCCTTATTCCATTGAGAGATTGGAGTTAAGAATCCAACCACCCTTGAAAAAACCTCGCAACGGGTACGCTTTTTGTCTGTGGTCATGCTGACTTCTCCTTTTCAATCATGCGGCGCAGTTCCCTTTGATCGTTATATGCACCCTGAATATACCGTGCTAAGTGCCTCATCGCCTGATCCTCCGTTTCTGACAATCGGAGAGCATCTTCCACTATCGTCCATCCCACCTGCACCCTCGGGAAAACGCCCTTCCTGTTTCGCTCCCGAGTGAGAACCATTTCCTTCAGGTTCGAATGCTTCTCCAAGAACTCCATCACCGCCGCTGATTTCTTGGCACTGGCAGGAAGAGACGTGGTAGGAACTCCGTTGGTATAGGCTTCACTGACAACCTGCACCACATCCCGGCTGGTGTGATTCTTCGTTACCTTCTGCACCCATACCGTCAGATTCACCACCACCTCGGGCGTTACAGGCTCCTCGAATCCCCTCCAAGAGAGAGGAATGTAGGGGATCTCGGAAAAACCGAATTCGTCGCACATTTCCCGGATAACGTGAAGCCTGCGATTCCCAGAAACTGGCACCAGTTTCTTTTCTCCGAAGACCTGAGCCAATACCGGGGGGTCCATAAGTCCGGATTCCTCTATGGATTTCCGGAGTTGCTTCAATGCGTTGAGTTCGTTCTTCCGGTTCAGATCCCTCGGGTTGTATTCGTTTTCCCCAACGTCCTCCAGATTGCACCAGGCTACACCCCGCATGTAATCAAAGATTCTGCTCATTATGCTTTCCTCCCCGGACAACTCTTCTCCCGGCACCGATCGCAATTCGGCCCGGCATTGGCAAACACGAAAGGCGCAATAACCATGCACAGTTCCCACATGTTTCTAGCCAGCTCCCGGATCTCCCACTGCGCCCGAAGGAGAAAGGCCAGGAGGATTACGGCAAAAGCGGCTATGTACAGCGGCATGATCATACCTCCTCAAATAACGATAGTTGCAAATCCTCTTGAGCAAAACGAGCGTCAAGGGAGTGGAGGTCGGATACATCTTTAAATCCCTTGCTCTCAGGGGATATACGTGTATCCCAGTCAAGCATTTTTAACCATAGCTCAGGGTAATATCTGCGAACTTTGCGGAGTTCTCCTAGGGGTGTCAAGGGACAACAGAAACACGACACCCGAGAGAAGTGTTTATATAGCCCATTCCAATGGAAGCCCTTGTCATAGCAATATTGGAGTGCTTCTTCCTCGGTGACGCCCCATTCAAGCAGTGGATAAACCTTCCCAGGTTTCTGCCGATGGCCTTCATCGGCAGCTATCCCTATATACCAAATATCCTTAGTCCTCCCTCTGTTTAACGCCCCTCTCTTCTCGCTAGTGCACCACCTGCGCAGAGCAGAGGGCCACCCATACCCCGTGCGCACGAACCCATCCTTTCTCCGCACTACTGGTCTCTCCAACATCCAATACTCAAAAGACTTCTTCGGCCTCAGGATCGTAATCTCTCTTCCTATATACGCCTCGACCTGTTTCCAATGGTCATACATCTGCGGGAATTCCCATCCTGTGTCAAAGCAACGTATCTCGTCTATCTGCATCCCACGTTCCAACATCATCAAGAGCATGGCTGTAGAGTCTTTCCCTCCAGAAAAGCTAACTATGTGCTTTGGCATTTTCCACCTCCTTTTGTCACATAAAATGTCCCTGGAAAACGCTGTGTTCGCAACGCTTCCCGTGATTTTTGTCCTGAAAAATGTCCCGCTTTCTTTCTGCAAACTTTCTGCAAATGACAACTACCACCACAAATATCTGAATCGGTCCGCAAACAACTGGAGTCCGCGCTCTATTTCCTGCCCGGTCGTGCCGCCGCTCATTGCTCCGGCCCCAGAATCATCCATGGCGCGCAGCTCAAACGCCCGAATCATAGCCGATAGTTCAGCATCCCACTCCTCATCTGACAGGTTGGTGGGATTCGCGGACTTCCATTCCCGGAAGGCAATCAACCGCGGCAAAACAAAGCGAGAGATAGTCCCAAAAAGGCTCCACGTCTCCCTTTCGTCAAAGCCGTACTTTTTTCGTTGCTCGTGCCATTCGGCAGTACGCTCGTCTCCACGGTTCCATTTCAACTCTTCCCGCGTCCACTTCGGGATTTCGATGTGGTTCATTCTTGCCTCCGTCAATTTTTTCCCAAGCCACTCAACAAATGTCCATGCACCGGACAATCCCCGCTATACACGAACACTCCATCAGTTCCCATGTATCCTTTCCCGTAGTGGTTATCAATCACCGGGCAGGTGCAGCCTATGGCTTGGGCCTCCTTAGAGCCTGGATTGGGGATGTTACGTTCCAGTGCTCCCAAATCCACCATCCCCTCTCTCGGTTTCGTCCAACTCATCAACCTCACGGAATTTCGGGTATAGCACGGGAGCCACCACCAACTGCGCTATCCGATCGCCTGGACGTATGACAGCGCTGTGATTGCTGATATTGGAAATGATTACACCTATTTCGCCCCGATACCCATTATCCACCGTTCCGAGGTGTACCAAAAGACCCCGCTTCGAAATGCTTGAGCGGGGCCTAACTTGCGCTTCCGTTCCTGGGGGAAGCTCTATCGCTATCCCCGTTGGAATGACTCGCGTTTCCAACGAATCCAGATACATTGTGCCCGGTCCCGGATATGCGAGGTCGGCTCCAGAGTCGCCGGAGTGCTTGCGGGTGGGGATGGTGGCGTTGGGGTGGAGGAGTTTGATGTTAATCAAAGCACGCCACCGCTATAGACACCGACACCATGAGCTGGCAGTCACCGCAGTAATAATCAATCGTCTCGCTCTCCTTGTGGTAATCGACACACTCTATGGACTGACCGCAGGTAGGGCACATGATTTCAGGCCATGCCCGATCATCCGCCCACGATGGGGTGTTATCTTCCATGGTATCTTCCGTGGTCTTCCGTGGATGGGAGAAAGCACAGCTTTCCGCAAGTACCTTTTCCGCAAGCTCCACTTCTTTCTGCAAATAATGCAAAGCCTTGTTGAGGTCCACCAGACGATCCGGGCTCTTCCGTCCTGCTCGGCAGATGTATTTCAAAACATTCCCGAGGTAGTAATCCAAGCCCCAGGCATCGATTACGTCCCAAGGCTGTAAGTCGCTGAAACAGTAGTGTGCGGGACATTTGTCACGTGCGGTCATTGGCTTGGCTCCTCTTCCCACCCCGGAACCATTCCGCAGCGGCCGAGGGCTTTATCCTCGGGACGCGAAACCCACGCCATGCACTCCGGGCCGAGACATAGAGCCATCCCGCCGGAACCGCTCTGTCCGAAGGGGCAGACGCAATTTTCGGCTTTTGTCTTCGAACGCCAGTTATAGTTCATTTCTCACCCCTCGCCTTCCGCATTTGAGCAAAGATTTCCAGCAAAAATTTTGACGTACGTATTTCTT